AGTTGCCTTGGGCTTGATGCTCTTGACCCATTGCGCTTACTTGTTGACGATGTGATTGAAGCCTTGAGAGAACACGCCATGCGTGAAGTGCAGAGGCTTGGGCAAGAGATTGAGCAGGAGCCGATTGGCTATCTGTGTGAGAACGCAGTGGGGCATAGATACTTCAGGTGGAAGAGGCCGCCAAGCACATACACGCCCATTGCTCTTTACACCACCCCACCACAGCGCNNCCATTGAAGCCAAACTCAAGGAGAAGAACACATGACAGCCGCATACTTTGAAGACCACCCAACAGACCCCAACAGGGTGATTTTGCGTAAACCCACAATGATGTGGGAGGGTTCATTGCATGTTATTTGTCAATGCGACAAGTGCAAAGCACAACCGCAACGCACATGGGCAGGGCTGACGGATGAGGAAGTAGAAAGCTACTGGGACTGGGAAGATTTTCAGTGTGGATGCGGCAGAGGCACTTTGCTTGATATGGTCCGGGACATCGAATCTAGATTAAAGGAACGCAACACATGAGCTTTAGAGAATCAACAATCAAATACGTCAAAGAACTGGTGAAACCAAAACCCATCCGGGAAATCATTGAAAAAGAAATGCGCGAGTCAATCATCAAGAAGCTGGAAGCTGAGAGTGCTGTGGAATACGCAAGATCAATCGTTCAGTACAACGAGCAACGTATCGAGCGGTTGGAGAAGCGGCTGTATGAACACCAAGGAGAGGAGTAAACATGAACAACGTACCTAGATTTTGGATGTGGGATAAATTTTTGACCCCCGAGAACTGCGAGGTAATCATCAAGGATTATTACCAAGAAGAAATTGAAAATACTGGCGAAGTCGGTATTGAAGTAGGTTCAATTGTTCCAAAGATTAGAAAAACAAATGTGTGTTGGGTTCCGAAAACCGAATCCATATCCCTGCTTTTGTTTAGCAAGGCATTGATTGCCAATTACAAAGCTGGGTGGGGGTTTGATGTCGAGGACTACGAAGTTGCACAACTTGGCAAATATCAAGAAGGCGGGCATTATGACTGGCATACAGACGAAACTTTTTACCACCGTAGTAGGGGGTATCACCGCAAAGTATCAGCGGTATTGTTTCTATCAGACCCAAGCACATATACCGGCGGCGATTTTCTTTTTAGCACATCCCAAGGAGAGGAGAAAGTAGAAGCAGGTATCGGAACAATCATATGTTTTCCTGCGGAAGTCCCACACAAAGTTACACCTGTGACAGAAGGCGTTCGACATTCATTGGTTTTATGGTCTTATGGCCCTTTGATGAGATAAGGAGTAGACATGATTAGCAGAATCATTCTCTGCGTGGCGATGGGTGGGGTTGGTCTGAACAACCTATACCCTGATACACCCAAGCCCTTAACTGCGGCGCAGTTGCAAGCCAAGGCCAAGAAGAAACAGCTTAGCGAAATCTGTGCTGGCAAAAAGAAAAGCAAGACGGTAAAAGAGATGTGTAAACGATGGGAGGAAAACAATGCTTGAAGCAATCAGAACATTTTTTGGCAAGGTGCGCGGGTTGCACCAAGAGAAGCGCACCATTGTGGTTGAGGGTGAGCTGTACAGATGCACCAAGTGCAAGATGATTTTTTTAAACCGAGTAGCAGGAGAACAGCATGACTGTGGCGAGCGCCTTTAATTGGAAAGAGTACACCGATCAGGAGATCGCACGTAGAGGCGACCCATTCAAGGACATCAAACGCAATGCGGCTATCAGCGCAAACGTAACCGAGGGCATCCACAAGTTACGCGAGAAGAACCCAAGCCACGGCACAATCTTCGGGATAACAGAGAAGCCCTTGAGTACAAGAGCACCAGACATGATGGAGAAGAAACGTGCCAAGACCAAAAAGCGAGCTAACTAAGAACGGCAAAACCATAGGCGTTCGCTTAACTCCGAAGGAGTATGAAGAATATGAGCGGCTTGGCAAGAGCAAATGGTTGCGACAGCTTTTACGAGAGAGCAGAAACAAGAGGGAGCAAAAATGAAAGTATGTGTGGGGTGCGGAGCCCCAATCCTGAGTGGCGATAACTGCAAGTTTTGCGGCGCGTCACAGGTTGAGGAACCGAAACAAGAAGAACCAAAACAAAAACGAAAAGGACGAGGCCCAAACAAGAAGCCAACCCTTTTCAATACGAGCTTGCGTCTATCGAGGGAGGTGATGGATTACTTCAACACCCACCATCCATATACAAAGCAAGCCAAGATTCGTGAAATTTTGACCGAGTATGTAAACAGCCAACAGCAAGGAGCTAACAATGGCAACAGCAAAGAAAACCCGTGACAGCCGCGCCGCAAAAATGCGTGAGTACTTTACCAAGAACCCAACAGCTACTGTGTCAGCCGTAGCGAAGAAGTTCAAGACCACGTACCAAATTGCGTACATGTGCAAGAAAGGTATGGAGCCGAAGAAGATTGTGTTAAATCCAACACAGTTGGCGGTCATCAAAAAGTCGCTGGAAGTACCCAAAGCCATCACAATGACCGAGCCAGTCGCCGACCCGGTGAATCATCCTGCTCATTACAAGGTAGGTGGAATCGAGACCATCGACTTCATCGAAGCCAAGGGCTTGACGTATCACTTGGGCAACGCTGTGAAGTACATCAGCCGTGCCGACCACAAGGGCAACCGCAAGCAAGACTTGGAGAAAGCCAAGTGGTACATTGACCGAGCCATCGCTCAACTGTAATTCAAGGGGGGTAAGCATAGATCGAGGACGACCTAGCTGGCAGATGTGATGGTGTCTTCGTGGGTGGGGTTCCCCCTAGAGTATTAAGCCCCACTCAATCCCTTGACGTGACGGAGGGCACGTAATCTGCCAACCCTCCACTTCTAACATTGTTAGGGTAAATCCCAGCCACCTTCGGGTGGCTTTTTTTCGTCTGTACTTGACAATGTACAACAGTGTGATATAGTGGTGGCTTGAAAACGACTGGAGTGTTAGATGGCGACCACGCCCGAGGCCAAGGTAAAGGCCAAGATCAAAAAAATCCTGAAAGACCACGGTGTCTACTACGCCATGCCCATCGGCACTGGCTACGGCAACTCAGGAGTCCCCGACTTTCTCTGCTGTGTAAATGGAAACTTCCTTGCGATTGAAGCCAAGGCGGGTAAAGGCACGACCACAGCACTGCAAGAAAAGAATCTTCGAGAAATAAAAGAGGCAGGTGGCACAGCCGCTGTGATCGCCGAGGCCCAACTCGAATACTTAGAGCAACTTGTCCAACTGATGAAACAATGAAGGAGCTAACGATGGCTGAATTATCCGCAGGTGTACGTGCGCTGGTAGGGCGTATGGAGTCCAACCCCAATGAGTTCTATGGCGATGCCGACAAATGGCGGTTCATGTTCTCTGCCAACTTCCGCGATGTGCTGACCGAGCCTGAGAAGGGCGCACTGCACGAGGCACTGAAAGAAGTCCGGCGCAAAGAGTTCGACGAGAAAGTCATGCGTGAGCTGTTGAAAGATCAGATGGAAAACCAACTGAAAGGCGATACCACACCTTACTTCACCACTGCGCAAATTGGTAACGGTGGCACTGGATTTGGTCAAGCACAGATCAAGGCAGAGGGTACGTCTGTCCGTCTCAACAACCCTGTGACTTCTTTGCAACTCGGTAAACAAACCCTGAGCGAGCAAGACTTGGAGCGCATGAAAGAGTCATCCGTATCCACGAGCTTTTTTAAATGAGCGAGTTTTCTGCGGGGGTAAAAATTTTGCTGGAGCGCATGAAGTCCAACCCCGAGGACTTTGAGTTGATTGACTACGACATGAGTCTTATACAGGGAGTCCAAGGTCGGTTTTACCAATTTGCAGTAGCGATGGAGCAAGTGATTTTGGGTGACGATAAAGGTAATCCGTGGAAAGACTGGCAGTACTTCACTGAGGAAGAGCGCCAAGCCTTGGTCGCTGGGTTCAAGGAAATGAAGCGAGCCAAGTTCGACAAGGGAATCATGGAGCGGGTGTTTGATGAGCAGTACATCGAGCGCCAACAAGAGGCGATTCGGCTATCCAAACAACCCCAGTTTTACAAACCCTCGCTACAACAAAACCAACAAATTCAACCCGGCCAATTCCAAACGATCACAACCGACAACACAGGCGGCGGATTTCTTGGTGGTCTTGGGCTTGGGGGCATATTCAAATGAACATCATCACGATTGACTTTGAGACAGCCTATGGCGGCGACCTTGGGTTCGCCAAGCAGACCACCGAGGAGTACATCCGAGACCCACGCTTTGAGGTTATCGGTGCGGCAGTACAGGTAAACGATGGCGAGCCGGTGTGGTTCAGCGGTGACCACCAAAAGATGTACCAGTTCCTCAATGGGTTTGACTGGAAGAATTCCCTTGCGCTGGCGCACAACGCACCGTTCGATGGAGCCATCTTGAATTGGAAGTTTGGCATGACCCCAAAGGGTTGGCTGGATACGCTGAGCATGGGTCGGGCGCTTCACGGTACGCAAGTGGGTGGAAGCCTCGCGGTGTTGGCCCAGCACTACGGCATCGGTGTCAAGGGTGAGCAGGTCAAGCAGTACATCAATTACTTCCGCAAGACTTTCACCAAGGAAGAGCTGGCCGACTATGGCAACTACTGCAAGAACGATGTGAAGCTGACATGGGACTTGTTTGGGCACATGAGCGTGGGCTTTCCGAAGATCGAGCTACGCCTGATTGACCTGACCGTGCGCATGTTCACCGAACCAGTGTTGCAATTGGACAAGTCGCTGTTGGAAGATCATCTAATCTCGGAGCAAGCGCGTAAAGCTGCCATCCTTGACCGCTTCGACAAAGACACCTTGATGAGCAACCCGCAGTTCGCTGACCTGTTGGCATCGTTGGGGGTATCCCCACCCATGAAGAAGAGCCCAGCCACAGGGAAACAGACTTATGCGTTTGCTAAAAACGACGAGGAGTTCAAGGCTTTGTTGGAGCATCCTAATACGCAGGTACAAGCAGTAGTTGCGGCCCGGCTGGGAACGAAGTCAACCATTGAAGAAACCCGCACCGAGCGGTTCATTGGTATTGCTTCAAGAGGGCCAATGCCTGTGCCCCTACGCTACTACGCCGCCCACACAGGACGGTGGGGCGGTGACGACAAAATCAATTTGCAGAACCTGCAACGCACATCGCCTTTGAAGATGGCCATCCTCGCGCCCTATGGCGACGTGATGATTGACTCAGACTCATCGCAGATTGAGGCACGAACGCTGGCATGGCTGGCTGGACAGGACGACTTGGTGGAGGCATTTGACCGTGGCGAAGACGTATACAAAATCATGGCATCGGCTATCTATGGCAAAGCGATCAGCGCAATTACGAAGGATGAACGGTTTGTCGGTAAGACGACGATTCTTGGGGCTGGCTATGGTATGGGTGCGGCTAAGTTTAGAGCGCAACTCAAAACTTTTGGAGTGGAGGTATCAGAGGATGAGGCGAAACGAATCATCGACACGTACCGAACTACCTACCCAAAGATCACCGCACTTTGGAAAGCGGCGGCCAATGTGCTCCCCGCAATCATCAGTGAACAGACCACATCCTTTGGTCGGGACGGCATTCTCAAAGTAGATGGGTCGGAAGGCATTTTGTTGCCCAACGGACTGCGCCTGAAGTACCCCAATTTGCGGCAAAAAGTAGATGAGGAGAGCGGCAAGGTCGAGCTTGTGTACGACACCAAGAAGGGCAAGGCAGTCATCCCCAACCGAATCTACGGCGGCAAGGTGATTGAGAACGTATGCCAAGCCCTTGCACGTATCGTGATCGGTGAGCAGATGCTGATGATCGCCAAGAAGTATCGTGTGGTCATGACTGTGCATGACGCCGTGGCTTGCATTGCACCCGAAGCCGAGGCTGAAACAGCTAAGGAGTACGTTGAATTGTGTATGCGCCTACGTCCATCGTGGGCACCTGAATTACCTTTGAATTGTGAGGCTGGATATGGCAAATCTTATGGAGATTGTTAATGAGAAAGCTGTTTAGAAAATTTATGTTGTGGGTGATGACAGCGGATAAAGAAGAAAGTCGAGGGATAGCAATCTCGGTTGAAGACTCCGCCCACAGTTCACAACCTACATTTCGCCTCGGTGTGATCGCCGCTTCAAATGGGCGCATATTGGAGATGTCCACGTACAAGCGCAACCCTCATGGCCCTGACTGGACAAGCGAGTTGTTTATTGTCCCTGAAGACCAAACCCTTGCGCAGTGCATCACAACAATCCTAACCATCAAAGGACTCACATGAGTATCGTCTGGTCGTTCAGTAGCCTGAAAACATTTCAGCAGTGCCCCAAGAAGTACTATCACACCAAGATAGCCAAGGACGTTGTTGAGCCTGACACAACGGCAACGCTGTACGGCAAGACTGCTCATACCGTAGCAGAGGAATACATCCGTGACGGCAAGCCAATCCCACCACAGTTCGAGTACATGAAGGACACACTGGATGCCCTAAACCGACTGGAGGGTGACAAGCTGTGCGAGGTGAAGCTTGGACTGACCAAAGACTTAAAGGCTTGTGAGTTCAGTGCGCCCGATGTGTGGTGGCACGGCATCGCCGACTTGGTTGTCATCAACGAGGAAAAGGGTCTCGCCTACTCTGCCGACTACAAGACCAGCAAGAGCGCACGGTACGCGGACACCAAGCAACTTGACCTTGTGGCGGTGGGTTTGTTCGCCAAGTTCCCTAACATTGTTAGGGTGAAGTCAGCATTGATTTTCACGGTAAGTAAAGAGTTTGTAAAAGCTGAGCACCATCGAGAAATGGTGCCGAAGTACATTCAAAAACCATCTCAAGATGTTGCAAGAATCGAGGCGGCATTGGAGAATGGGGTATGGAACCCCAGCAGTGGGCCACTGTGCAAGTTCTGCGCAGTCAAGCAGTGCGAGTACAACAGGAGTTGAAGTGACAGAAGACGAAAAAAACCAAGCGGCGGCTTACATCAAGTTGCATGAGGATGTGAGGCAGTTGGTAAAGGAATCGTTAATTCAGATTCTTATGCAGTACGACCATGATCTTGTAAAAAGAATTCAGGACGTAACTCTTGGCAACCCCTCTTTTGACATTCGAGTTAAGCAAGTAATAACCAATCAAATGCAAAGGTGACACCATGCCCTACGTAAACAAACCCCGACCCTACAAAAAAGAATATGAACAACAAAAAGCAAGAGGCGAAGCCGACGAACGGCTTGAGCGCCAACGAGCACGAGAAGCAATTGACAACAAGAGTGCTGACCGAAACAAAGATGGACGCGCTGACGTGCGCGAAGGCAAAGATGTTGCACACATCAAGGCTCTATCTAAAGGTGGCTCCAACAAGAATGGAGTCAAGCTTCAATCGCCATCGGCCAACCGCTCATTCAAGCGCGGCTCAAACCACAAAGTAGTATCAGAAGTCAGTACCAAAGAACGAAAGAAAAAATGAATCTATCAGAGTATTCGTGGCCTCGTCCTCACGGGTTCACGCCGTTCGATCATCAGAAGATTACCGCCGACTTCCTTGTAAGTAACCGCAAAGCATTTTGCTTCAACGAGCAAGGTACAGGCAAAACAGCATCAGTGATTTGGGCAGTTGACTACCTCATGGAAGTCGGGCTCGTCAAACGAGTGTTAGTGATTTGTCCCTTGTCGATCATGAAGTCGGCTTGGCAGCAAGACTTGTTTAAGTTTGCAATCCATCGCACGGTATCCGTAGCGCATGGCGCGGCGAAGAAACGCAAAGAGATCATCAACGCTGGCGCGGAGTTTGTCGTCATCAACTTCGATGGTGTGGGCATCGTCAAGAAAGAAATCTTGGCTGGTGGCTTTGACCTGATCGTGGTGGACGAAGCCTCTGCGTATAAGAACGCACAGACCGAACGCTGGAAAGACTTGCGTGACCTGACCAAACAGATCAAAGGGCTGTGGATGCTCACTGGGACACCGGCGGCTCAAGCGCCTACGGATGCTTACGGATTGGCAAAGCTGGTCAACCCCAAGAATGTGCCTCTGTTCTATGGGCAGTTCCGAGATCAAGTTATGACCAAGGTGAGCATGTACCGCTGGCTCCCCAAGTCCAACGCACAGAACATCGTACACACCGCCTTGCAACCCGCCATTCGATTTGAGAAGAAGCAATGCCTTGACCTGCCGCCTCTAACATTTGTTAGCCGTGACGCGCCGATGACCCCCCAGCAGATCAAGTACTACAACGTGCTCAAAAAGCAGATGCTGATTGAGGCCGACGGTGAAGAAATTTCGGCAGTCAATGCCGCTGTGCAGATCAACAAGCTGTTGCAGATTGCAGGTGGTGCCGTATACACAGACACCGGAGAGGTTCTGGAGTTCGACGTGTCGAGTCGGCTCAACGCAGTGCAGGAAGTCATTGACGAGTCAAGCCACAAGGTGCTGGTGTTTGTCCCATTCACGCATACGATTGAGTTACTCCAAAAGCATTTAGAGAAGGCTGGCATTCTTTGCGAAGTCATCAATGGCTCAGTGCCTGTCAACCGTAGGTCAGAGATTGTCAAAGGCTTCCAAGAGCAACCGCATCCCAAAGTTTTAATCATCCAACCACAAGCGGCATCCCACGGGCTTACCCTTACTGCCGCCGACACAATCATTTGGTACGCTCCCTGCACCAGCGTAGAAACATACTTGCAAGCCAACGCACGAATCGACCGCCCCGGTCAGGTCAACCCAATGACCATCGTGCATATCACAGGTAGCCCAGTAGAGGCCAAGATGTATGGAATGTTGCAAGGCAACATTACCAACCACAACAAAGTAATTGATTTGTACCGTCAAGAAATTTCTTCTGAAGAGACTTGACAATGTACAATTCTGTGATAGACTAATTCAAAAACCACAAGGAGCTAACGATGATGGACGATGAAGTTCAGGGAGAACATCCCGCTATTCCACTCGATCAACTTGCCGCGATCTACATCAAGATTCGTGATGCCAAGGACGATCTCACCCAAACCTACAAATCAAAAGTCGCTGATCTCGATGAGCAGATGGGCGTACTTGAAACACAGATGCTGGACACCTGCAAGGAGCAGGGCATTGACAGCATTCGCACAAAACATGGCACGATCATTCGTTCGGTTAAGTCACGGTACTGGACAAATGATTGGGATTCGATGTACGACTTCATTGAGGAGCACGGTGCATTTGGCCTGTTAGAGAAACGACTTCATCAAACAAACATGAAGGACTTTCTTGCTGAGAATCCTGACATTCTGCCGAGAGGCTTAAATGTTGAAAATCAATACACCGTGGTTGTTAGACGTTCTAAGGAAAAATGAAAATGAGCAACATCACATTGTTGAACCAAGACCTCCCCGACTTCCTGCAAACCGCTGGGGTCAGTGATCTTACAAAGCAACTCGCTGGCAAGACTGGCGTAAAACGTATCGTCCCTAAAAACGGAATCTTCCGTAAAGTGGTCGGCGGTGAAGAGATGGGCAAGGTCAAAGGCAACTTGAATGTTGTCATTGTGAACGCCTCACCCAAAGTCGGTCGCATCTTCTACGCTAAACAGTGGAGCCCTGATGCCGAGCCAACTGCGCCTGACTGCTTCTCCAATGACGGTGCTTCACCTGATGCGGGTTCAGTCAACAAGCAATCCGAGCGTTGCGATACATGCGCACAGAACATCAAGGGTTCAGGCATGGGCAACTCCAAGGCTTGCCGTTACAGCCGCCGTATTGCTATGGTGCTGGAAGAAGACTTCGGTACTTCGTTGGAAGGCGAGGTGTATCAACTGAACTTGGCTTCCAAGTCACTGTTCGGCGATAGCGTTGGCGACAACACCCATCCGTTTGAGAGCTACACCAAGTACTTGTCCAACAACGGCAAGAGCTTGGACTACATCGTTACCCAGTTGAGTTTTAACGAAGACAACGACAACCAGTCCATCCTGTTCACCCCCGTGCGCTTCATCAACAAAGCCGAGTACGAGATCACCAACAAGGCCGCTGTTCTTCCCGAAGTGCAGAAGATGGTTGTGATGACACCGTACCAAGCCGACGCATCAGGTCGTGCGCCTAAGCTGGAAGCCCCAAAAGCTGAAGCACCTAAAGCCGCCGCACCTGTGACCGAAGCTGACGCAGTGGAGGAGCCCAAGAAGCGCGAATCTAAGAAAGCCGCCGAGCCAGCACCCGCTGGTAAGAAAGACTTGGGTTCAGTTGTTGCCGCATGGACTGACGAGGACTAAGCATGAGCTACGGTTACAGCCAAAGTTTGGTGGAAGCGAATAAACGCGCCGATGCCAATTCTCTTGGCGTAGCTTTGGGTCGTCTATGTATCGAACGTGGTATCCCTGTCACTGAGGTGGCGGGGATATTCAAAGTAAGTCGTTCCACGATTTACAACTGGTTTTGGGGGCAAGTCCCTCCGAACCGGACGCACAACGAACTTATTGAACGATTCATCGCACGTCACAAAAAGCGCAAACTGGGGTAAAAATGTCATTCGACCTACTCGATACCGTACTGCCTACGGATGGGCGGTACTGCATTATCGGGATTGGGAAGTACGTAGATCAACGATTCGCAGACACAAGGGAAGAAGCCGAGACACTCATTCAGAATTTTGTAAATCAACGGTTCAACGTATTCTTTGGATGTGCCAAGTTTGGCCCACTGAATGACAGGACTCACGAGAACGTAGCATCTGTTCGCGCATTGTGGATGGACATAGACTGCGGCCCCACCAAGGGCGTACCGAATTCCAAGGGGAAGATTGAAGGCTACCTTGACCAGCAAATAGGGCTGGCCGAGTTCCGAAAGTTCTGCAAAGCAGTCGGCCTACCGAAGCCAATCCTAATCAATTCCGGCAACGGGATACATGCGTACTGGCTAATTGAAGAAACGCTGACCCGCAATGAGTGGGAGCCTTTGGCCAAGCGCTTGAAACAGCTTTGCAAAGAGCAAGGCTTGATTGTTGACGAAAAGGTATTTGAGGCATCGCGTGTCTTGCGCCCGCTCGGGACATTTAATTTCAAAGCCGACGAACCAAAGCCTGTTGAGGTTTGGAACGAGCACACCACCCCGCTGACGTATGCGCAGTGGAGGGAATTACTTGGCGCACCAGCACCCCAAGTACAAGAAGACAAGCCCGACTTCGTGCCGTCTGCCATGAGCCCCATGATGGAAGCGTTGATGGGCAACAAGGTCAAGAAGTTCAAAGTCATCATGATGAAGGGCGAGAACGGCTGTGCCCAACTGAACTACGTGTTTCAGAACCAAACCGAGGTGGACGAACCACTGTGGGTATCAGCCCTTTCAATTCCTGCTTTCTGCGCAGATGGAGACAAAGCGGCACACAAGATGTCCGACCAGCACCCCGAGTACGACCCCGCCGAGGTGGACAACAAACTTAGGAACATCCGCAAGCGCGGTGGCCCGCACCACTGCACAACATTTGAAGAGCGTAACCCCGGTGGTTGCGATGGGTGCCCCCACAAAGGCAAGATCACTTCACCTATTGTGCTCGGCACAGAGATTCAAGAAGCCGACGACGAAGACAACGAGGTTGTTGTCGAGACCGAAGTTGGCGAGACTAAGTATCAGATTCCAGAGTATCCGTTTCCATTCTTCCGTGGCAAGAAAGGCGGCATCTATGTGCGCCCACCCGAGGACACCGAGGAAGACCCCAAGCTGGTCTACGAACATGACCTGTACGTGGTCAAGCGTATGCGGGACAAAGAGTTGGGTGAGATTGCGTTGTTCAGATTGCACCTGCCCCATGACGGCGTAAAAGAATTTTCAATCACCACTGCGGCAATTTCCGCGAAAGACGAGCTACGCAAGCAGCTTGCGCAACAAGGCGTGATGGCACACCACAAACAGTACGAGAACCTTGCCACCTACGTCATCACATCAGTTAAGAACTTGCAGTACACAAAGAAGGCAGAAACAATGAGAACACAATTTGGATGGGTCGAGGGAGACAGCAAATTCATCATGGGTGACAAAGAGATCACCAAGGACGGTACGTTTTACAGCCCGCCGTCATCTACCACCGAGTCGTTTGCCGAGAAGATTCATCCCAAGGGCGACATGGAAGCATGGAAAGAGGTGTTCAACCTGTATGGGTTGGAGGGTATGGAGCCCCACGCATTTGGCGCACTGACGGCTTTTGGCTCCCCACTCATGAAGTTCACCGGCTTGAAGGGTGCGATCATTAACGTGATCTACGAATACGCAGGCTCAGGAAAGTCCACCATCTTGCGTATGTGCAACAGCGTCTATGGTATGCCCGAGGAGCTGATGGCGATTGAGAAGGACACGTTCAACGCAAAGATGCAACAGCTTGGCGTGATGAACAACCTGCCCAATACGATGGACGAGATCACCAATATGTCGGGCGACGAGTTCTCCGACATGGCGTACAGCATCAGCCAAGGTCGGGGCAAGAACCGAGTCAAGAGTCAGTCCAACGCCCTGCGGGTCAACAACACATCTTGGCAGAACATGACCCTGTGCTCAGCCAACGCCAGCTTCCACGAGAAACTTGCATCAGCAAAGAAATCCCCCGATGGTGAGTCCGTCCGTTTGCTGGAGTACAAGATTGAGCCCAACGATGTGATCGGCGTAGCCCGGGGCAAGGACATGTTTGACCACCAACTGAACGCCAACTACGGCCACGCTGGGGAAGTCTACCTGTCATGGCTGGTGAACAACTTGGAAGAAGCCAAGGCGCTGGTGCTCAAGATTCAAGCCCGCCTCGACAAAGAAATCCAGTTCACCTCACGCGAACGCTACTGGTCTGCAACAGCCGCTTGCAACATTGCCGGAGGCATCATTGCGCAGAACCTTGGTCTGCACGACTTTGACATGAAACGGGTCTACGCATGGCTCAAGCAGATGCTGGCTGAGATGCGCCACGAGATCAAACCCGCACAGGATTCTCCCGCCACTTCCTTGGGGGAGTTCATCAACAGCCACATCAACAACGCGCTGGTGGTCAACGGCGAGGTGGACGCAAGGAGCAACTTGGGGGCGCTTCCATTGTTGGAACCCCGTGGGGAGCTGCTGATACGTTACGAGCCAGATACCAAACACCTGTACGTGGCGGCAAAGCAGTTCAAAGATTTCTGCGTCAAACAGCAGATCAACTACCGCAACATGCTCAAGCAGTTGGCCGAGCACAAGATTTACATCGAGACCACCAACAAGCGAATGTCCAAGGGTATGAAGGTGGTTGCTCCTGCGGTACGCGCCCTGATGTTTGATGCCGCCAACTCTGAGTTCTTGCGCATGGACGATATGTTGCCCGCCAATGAAAATCGAGACAGTAGCGTATCAGCTTGATTGGTCAAAATTCCGAGTCGGCTACTCGTTTTTTGTACCCTGCATAGACGAGAAGGCGGCGAGGAAAACCCTTGCGGCTGTTGCAAAACGGCTGAAAATTGAGATTGTTACGAAAGTAGTGATCGTGGACGGCATCAAAGGACTGCGCGTTTGGCGGGTCTGAGATAAACTTCGGAGTGGAAGAGTTAGCTCCTTCCGATACTCCCCTTGACCCCCCGCCATGTGCGGGGGTTTTTTACTGGGCCATCAAACGCTCACGCTCCAGCTTCTTCTCTGACGGTTCCAGCAATTCAAGCATTTGCGGGTAGTACTTCTTCTCGATGGGCATACCACGGTCAGACTTAATCTTGCGTTCCATCTGTTTCTTGATGGACTGCTTAAGCTGCTCGGGGCCAATTGCATCGTAGGGATTTCGGCTGTTGAATGTAAGCACGTTGTCAAAGGCTTTTTCAATATCCTCGTCAGAGCCTTTGTCCAGCTCTCGCTCCAAGCGGTCAAGCAACTCGGTGCGCTTGCGTTTTACTTTCAAAATCTCACCTTGCAGGTGGAAGATTGCCTCACGCCGAGCCACAAGCCCCTCGGTGGCAAAGCCCATAGACTGCGCCAGCAACTGCCCTTTGGTGAACTCGTCGGCTTCCTTAATCGCCGCGCCTGCGGTGGTAGTTGCGCCTTCTTTTTCGTACCGGACAGCAGTAAAAGTGCCACGAGCCATAGCTGGAGACAACTGCTCAATGCCCCGCAGGATTTCACCTTTGTTGAAAAAGTCGATGGCTGTTGGGATTTGCTTGAACGTGATCGACGCGCCGGGGCCAAGCAAAGACATGAGGTATTCCTGCATAGCCGCAGCAGAAGTGGCCTGCTCCTTTACATCGGGCACCCACATGTTGTTCATGGACAAGCTACTTGAAATGTCGTAGCCAGTCATGGTGGCGAGCAAGCCCCTGTCCAAGACTTCATCTAATGTGTGGTCGCCGATCTTGATGTTGCCAAAGGTTTGGGGGAGCCACTTGTTGCGGAACCAGAATTCCAAGTCACGTTCTTCCAACGGGTCTTCGTCGTCTTCATCGCGGATTGCATTCAACATGCCTTGGATAGCACCCATAGCCATTGTTGCTCCGGGGATACCGACGTAGCCAGCAAGGGCAGTAGACATAGTCAGGGAGCCGACCAGTTGAGTCATGGCCTTGGCGCGGTCTTTTGCGTCGAGTCCAGCCAGTGCGCGGTAAGCGTTACGGATAAAGAACGTAGTCACAAACGCGGGGAACATCTTGAATTGAAGAATGGCTCGACCCACAGGCTTGTGCGCGTTAATTAAAACTTGACGTTCAGCGTTGGCCACCAATCCGCGAGGGCGGTTTCCTGCCTGATAGTTACCCAAGGCTTCATGGCTCTCGGCTTCGGCTGCACGCAGGGCTTCTTCGTGGGTGTATTTCTTACCAGTCTCTTTGTTGATCTCTTGGGAGTACAGATCGTAGGAAGTCATGAACGACACTTCCCGAATCATGCGCTCGGTGTGGTGGAACAAGCCGGTCATGAGTTTGCTGACAGTGCGGAAAGTACGGCGCGTGCCGCCTTCAAGTTGGCTGGTCGGCGTATCTCTGCGGTTGCCAAGGTCATAAGCCAGTGTGTTGTCGCTGATACCTCTGTCTGCCATGTATTGCGCAGCCAACTTTTGATTCTCAGTCAACTTCACCAAACCATTGTTCAGGAACGAGGGGAACTCAAACGTGGTCGAGCCATCTTCGGCCTGACGACGAATTCCACTTGTGCCGAAGATAGCCATAGACTTGGCAAGTGCCGCGCCGACTTTGACTGGGTTGAACCCGTGGTTGGATGTAAGCACAGGGCCAACAAACACTGGAAGCGCGGTCAACTGGGCTGCGGCGGTTTTGACCGAAGTCATCAGCCACAGGTACGCCGATTGGTTCAGCAGGTTGGACGCTTGATACCCAAAGCTGTCTTCTGGCTCAGGACGAACTTGCTGCTCGGCGCGTAGGCGCATCTCGGAAACAAACTCCCCGAGGCGGGCTTTGTCTGGGTTACCTGCAAGCGTGTCGTTTGCGCGTTCAAGCTCGCCCATGATACGAGGGCCGTACTTAATGCGGGCCAGTTGGTTGGCCATGTTTGTGCCGGTCACTGCAAAGTTACGAGCAATGTCCCCGCTGAAACCAGTAGTGCCTTGGCGGTGCATGTACTGTCTGCGGAAGTTGCGGTCAGGCAAAGTCTGCAAGTACATCTGATAGATTTCGTCCTTGAGCTTCTCGGCATCAATGCTGGACATGGTAGAGACTGCGTTACCAAAATCATCAACCACTTCTTGGCCAGCTTTCACCCCGTTGTCAATTGAGTTGAAGATTTCTTTTAACATGCCGCTGGCATCCAAATCCCGCTTACGCGCATCGGATAAGTCGTTGCCCATGTCAATAGCTTGGGACTCCAGCATTTGCTTCAAAGACTCAGTGGAACCAGCCTCTTGCATTTGCCGAGCACGCTTGCGCAGGAACATGTTGCGGTCAAAAGCATTTTCAAACATGTAGAACTCGCGGTTCACGCCCTTGCCAATTCGCAGCCAGTATTGTCCGTAACGCATCAATGGGAAGTACGGATAGAGTTGCTTGCCGTCTTCGTAAATTTGTTTGATCTGAGCAATCAGTTTGCCTTTAGGCGACTTACCATCCCCAGCAGTGCCAGCCAGCTTTGAGTTTGCAATCTGCTCTTCCAGCAACAAATGGTACTGCTCATGGTTGGCTTTGTAGAAGTCACGCACCTGCTCGTACAGCTTCTTGTTTGTGTCGGTCAGACCATCCCACATCTTCTTCAGGTCGGCATCTTTGCTTAAGTTGCCAGCCACAGTCGGGTCGCGGTACAACAACGTGGAATAGTGCATCACGTTGGCCAGTCGTTGCATCTGCTCGGGGGCGCTGCGTGCTAACTTAGCCAGAGCTTCGGAAACGGGCACCATGTCCATCGTGCGTTTGTTGCGCATTGCGGCCATGTCATTTAGGTACTGCCAAGACTCCTTGATACCGCTGATACCGAGGCGGTCAGACCATTGAACTAAGGCTTCGGTTTGTATAGCAGGCAGTATTTGGCGCAACTTGAAGTTGTCAAAACCAACGTACATAGAAGCCAGTGCGTCAGTGAAGTCCTGCATACTGCGCAGGTTTACAAGCAGGGGCAAGTCACGGATAGTGTCGGCAAAGCTGGATTTCTCCATCCGAGCAACGGTCTTGTTGACCTTTTCTTTTTTCTTTTTAAGTTCAGAAGAAACTTCCGTTGCATCTGCACTTGCGCGTTCCGCAGCAATATTTGCCCGCATATCGGCGGTCAGACGAGAACTCAACATTGCGTTGGTGACGCTGATTACGTCCGCAAGGGCGCTGGTGTGCATTGGCCCCATGTTGAAGAACTGACGCACGTTGTTGACAAACCGGGTGAACAGCGACTGCTTGGTAACGCCCTCGGTCTCCATCAAGAACTTTTGGAACTTGGGATGGGACATTGCGTAAGCAACAAACTCGCGGGGATCGCCAAAGATGTCATTGACTACCAGTTCCCCCATGAATTCTGGCAACGTACCGGCTGCGTGCATTTCTTTCACGCGCTTTAAAGTCATGTCCATTGTGCCTTGAAGAGCACCAAACGCTTGCACCAGATTAGAGGTGAGGTCTTTTCCTGTGTTTAATGCTTCGTATGCAGCAGCAATCTTTTCATTGAGCGCGGCGTGCAGCATCTCGTGCAATACAGTGACATTGTTTACGCCTTGGTTGGGGCCAGCAGTTGTTCCACGAACAAAGACAAAGCGTTCTCCAGTAGCCGTAACTCGTAAGAACATGCCACGGGATTCATCCCAATCGGCCTCTACTCCCCCCTCCGTCCTCTGATAGGGCAACGGGGCTCCCTCTTCGATGAGTACAACCTTGTTGTTCTTTACGCACGGCCACATGCGTTGGGCCAAGAACTTTTGGAACGCATTGCCAGTCTTAAAGATCGGAAGAGCACACGTCTGAACTCCAGTCACCGATGTAGCTCGTATGCCGTCTTCCGCTGGAAAAACAACAAACCAACA